GGCAGCGTTGCCCGCAGTGACAGCACCAGAAGCAGACAGTGCAGCGCTCGTAGCTGTGTTGTCTGCTTCCTACGTCTTGGTTGCAAGGTCACGGATGAGCTGCCCGAGCGTTTCGGTGAGCTGTCTGAGGTCTCGCTGGGTGTCACGTAGGGCCTCCGTCTGCAGTTCGAGTCGGGTGACTCGCGTTTGCAGCTCTTGGTTGGCCTGAGATGGCGCCACACCATCCCGTTGGGGTGACAGTAGCTTATCCTTGACGAGGAGCGCAAGCACAGCAGACAGCAGGCCTGCGATGCCTCCCCCACCCACACCCCACATGTCTGGGTGTGAGGTCACAACCGGTGCCACCTCCTGAGCCAAGGCAACGGCCTGCAGGGTCAGGAAGTACAGCATCACCCTTCCAGCTGGTCAAGAGCCTCACGGACTCCTTCCACCACATCACCGCGCCCCTCAATCAGGGCGTCGACCACGTAGCCAATAGCCAGGTCGCTGATGCGCTCCCACATCAGGCTCTTGGGCTCAATGACTGCATCAAGCACAGCCACAATGGTCTGACGGTTGCCGACCACCAGGGCGCGCCCCAGTCTCCGCAGCTGCTCTTTTCTCTTCGGGTTCATGAGTACCTCTTAGGCTTGGGCTTGGGCTTGGCTCGCTTGCCTGCCCGTTTGGCAAACAGGGCGTCTTGTACGTCTTTTTTTGACGCTCGGGTGCTTGGGGTCTTCTTCTTGTTTACCACTTTGGTCGGCCTACAGTATTGGCTCTTTGAGTCACCGGAGTGCCCGCAGGGCTTCCCGGTCGCTTTGTCTACCCATTTCTCCCGTTCCCAGCGGCGCAGGCTTGTGCCCTCTTCCCCCTTCCTGACCTGGCCCTTGCCTTTCCGGCACTTGGCCACAGCCTGGGAGGCTCGGGCAGACGGCCAGACCTTGTATCGGGCCTTGACCTTCTTGGTGCATGCGTCATCTGCCATGGCTACGCCTGCACCAGCTGCCAGTGCGGACCGTCAGCGAATGAGGTCCAGTCTCCGCCCCACTCAAGTCTGAGGTCAGCACTGACGCGGCCCTCAGACTGTAGGCGCGCCCAGACCGCTTTGATGTGTTCAGCCAGCGGGTAGTAATACTGCCAGTCCCAGGTGATGCCGCCGACGTAGGGCGCAACATCCACAGCCATGCTGGGCACCTTGTTGTGGAAGCTGCGGGGATACTTGAGCTGGCTCTTGCCCTCGGCCACCATCTGGTTCTGGCGCGCCTCGTCTCGGTAGCCTTCGAGCACACTGATGTCAGATGGGCAGGCAGGGTCTGCCAAGGCCTCAGTCATCAGCAGGATGAGGTCAGGGTGACAGGTATTCAGCCGCTGCATGCTGCGGGAAGAGAAGGCCCAGCTCATAGGTGCTTCCGGGGGAAAGAGTAGCTCAAGCTCTTTGCAGGCTTGGCGGTTTGCCTCGAGGTACTGCTCAAGGTCCGTGTTGGGGTCGTACGAGTATCCCACACGGCAGAAGTCAGGCCGGTGCAGATAGATGCTGCAGCGGTTGCCCTCCAGAAAATCGCACCCCACTGCCCGACAACAGGCGCCACATCCAGAGCAGTCAAAGTCAACCTGCCATGGGCGCCTTGTCATTTGGCTATCTTGCTCACTGGCTTGCTGCTCCACATCTTGCAGCTGTGGTAGCGCGCCTTGTTTGGTGGGCCTGGGTCGCTGCAGTTGTGGCGGTCCCTGAAGGCCTTGCGCTTCTTTGGGTTGTCCCGCTTGATTTCCATGTCCGGGTCTCCGAAGCGCACCGTGTACGTTTTTCCCTCGTAGGTGCCTGTAGCCACGAACTTCTTTCTTCCAAACCCTGGCTCACCCTTCTTGATGCGCCTGGCCATCAGCTGCGCACAGCCCAAGCAAGCAGCGCAGCACGGTAGCCCATGGCGTCAAGGTGGGAGGCAAGCACGGGGGTGCTCTCTCCGTCTGCCACTCGGGCCAGGATGTCTGCCTTGACTGCCTCGGCACCAGGTGGGGGAGTCCGTGAGGAGATGACCACTGAGCCGTCGCTAAGCTCAACGTCTGAGGTCTCGTCACCCTCTCGCCAGTAGGCAAGCAGCTCGTCACAGGGGACATCAACCGCCCCACCATCAAGGACCCAGGGCTTGACCTCGGTTGGTGCGTGGCTCATTTGAACTCCAGGGTCCGGACATTTTCGATGAGGCCGAGGCTTCCAGCGTTCTGGTTGAAGATGCCCGCCAGGGCTGTGGCCGGCTGGTAGGCTGCAGTGCCGAGGGCTGAGTATGCGTTCACTCCAACCACCCAGGTAAATGCGTCAGGGGTGAGCAGGTCCACCAGGGAGGTGGGTACGTCGACGGTCTTGGATATCCAGACGTAGAAGGTACCTCGGACCATGGCGATGTAGGAATACCAGGTAAGTACAGCCGAGTCCCCGGAGTGGTCGTAGCTTCCGCCCGAGGTACTAAACCCTCCCGTTGCCCCCACGTACCTTGGTTGCCACTGTGCTTGAAATCTGAGGTCACTGCCCGAGGGGTAGTACCGGGTCTGCGCAGCCGGTCCCGAGCCTGCCGTATCGGCAAAGAATCGGCCTCTGACCGCGTGCCCGGTGCCAGTGCCACCCCAAGCAGCGTTCACGATTTTGAGCTCCACCAGGCGCGGGTTCTCGCCCGAGAAGAACGCGCTGACATCTTGGTAGCTGGCGTCGGCTGCCCCTGCGGTCAGGCCGGCCCCACCTCCGACAGTCTCCCCAGCGCCATCACACACCAGGGTCACCCCAGACACAACCTGAGAGCCTGCGCTCAGTGTGGTGCTGGGCAGGCCTGTAAGGTCAGTGTCCGAGGTCACCACCCAGGACGCGCCTGCAGGGCTTGCCCGGTCGTAGGTGTGCACCGCCGTAGCCAGGACCTGCCCACCTGCTGCCAGTGCGTTGAGGCTCAGGGTGCCCGAGTCGCCATCTGACGAGCTGGGCGTATAGGCCCCAAGCCCACTGCCTGACCAACTTGCCGAGCCTGTGGCTGTGGTTGTCACTGCCTGAAAGGAGGCGATGACCCCAGCTGGGTCCGTGAAGGCTGAGAAGGTCTTCGCGGTCAGGGCTGCCCCTGCCGCTTTGCTCTCACTTGTGGGGCTGGGTGGCGTGACTGCTGCTGCAGCTCCTCCCCCACCCGCTGCACCGCCTGACGCTCCTGTAGTGGGGTCAAAGCATGGAGTGATGGGCATGCCTACTCCTGCCAGAAAATGTCAGTGGCTGTCAGCTTGGGCGTCCCTGTCGCGCTGTCGACCTTGGCAAACAGGTACAGGGTGCCGTTGCCCGGTCCGCCCACATCTTGCCAGAGGGGAAGGTCTACCCGGAAGGTAGCGCTCTTGGTCCCTGCAGTGGTCACCCCTGCCACGAGGTCTGCCTCAGTGTCAGGCACGAGGACCTCGTCACCGGCCGCATCTGCACAGACCCGGATGGTGACCTTGCTGGGGCTGGTGCTGCCCGTCAGCTTCACGGTAATGCCCTGCACGATTCCCCGGTAGTTCCGGCTGAGGCGCTGGAAGTCCGGGAGGTAGGCCTGCAGGTCATGGGCATGGACCACACCGGTGCTGAAGCTGGTCAGCACGCTTTGGTCACCTGTGACAGGGCTGTGGTGCAAAAAGTGGGTGATTCTGGTGGGCATGGCGCTCCTCCTCGTGCTTGGACCGGCTGCGCAGCCCCATCATAGCATTACTGGCCTTGTATGACCCCTGACAGTTGCTCAAGCTGCGCGCGCCTGACCCTCTCCGGGTCTGCCTCCGGCGCTCGGCCGAGGGTGGCATCAAGCGCAGCTCGGGCAGGCGATGGGGGCAGAAGGTCACCACCGAAGACGGCAGTGGGTTGCTGCTCAACGGCCACAGGTTCCACCAGGCTGGTACCGGCTACAAAGGCCTGTTCGATGGCCTTGGGTGATGCAGCCCGCAGCAGTGCCATGGCAAGCTGTCCATCCTCGGAAGGCTTGAGGACCTTGTACAGCGGCAAGCCGGTCTCGTCCCGACCCCACAAGACATGGGGCTGCCCCTTGGGTGCCGATGCCCAGTACTCTGGCATCTGCTTGTTCTCCCTGCCCTCGGTGGGCGGGACTGTCTCAGGCTTGAAGACCCGCTCGAACCAGTCCCAAAGGCCCAAGTCTCGGCTGGCGTCCATGTTGTGAGCATACAGGGCAGCAGCCCAAAACATCTTCTCATCAGTGATGGGGGCAGCGCCCTGGATACCTACGGGGCTGGTCTCGGCTCCGGCCTGGAAGCGGTCAAAGGCATCGAGAACCAAAGGCTGAGCCACATCCTTGAGGCTGCGGGTGATGGTCTGTGTGCCCTCTACCACCTGGTTGACCTCTGCCCCTACCTGCTCCGCAGCTTGGGTAGCGACTCGCAGGTCTTGCACGAGAAGGTTGCCCTGGCGAGCCATGCCGAGCGCTACCTCTGCAGGCGCGAAGGCTGGCACCTCCGGCCCGAAGTAGACGCCATCACCTATCGTCACGAGACCCAAGGACTTGAGCGCCTTGTCTCCGTGCAGGTTGTGAGGGTCCTGCGCTCGGGCCTTCTGCAGTTGGGCCTTGAGCACCAGGCGCGCCTTGTCCGGGTTCGTCATGATGGCCTTGACGAGTTCCGTGTACAGCTTGGAGTTGCCTGCAGCGGTTGCGAAGTACCGCCCAAGCTCTTGCCGGATGGCCTCGGGCACTTCGGACAAATCAAAGAGGGCATCTCGCGCGTATTGGGCAGCCTGCTCGGGTGTCCGCCCCTTGAGCAGCTCGGCCTCAAAGGCGCCCTGTCTCATGGACATCTCTACAGCTTCAGCGCTACGGGTCCAGAACGACTTGTCCAGTGGGTTGAGTTCGCGCTTGACCAAGCCCTCAAGCGGTCCCTCTGCTGCTCGCCGTGCATCTCTCAACAGGTCGTCTGCGATGCTGCGCACCCGCTCAGATGACACGGTTGTGTAGCCGAGGCCCAGCTCCTCACCGAGTTCCTGCAGCTGCTTGCCCGTGTAGTACACCCCATCGGTAGTGGTCAGGCCGCCCCCGAAGACTCGACGACGTACCACCTGGTCGACGATGTCTGCTGAACCCTGTAGCCCTACGGTGAGCAGTGGGGTGATGGCCTGCTTGAATAGGGCGTATGGGAAGCCCACAACATTGGGCACCACGTAGCCATACTGCATATTCTGCACAAAGTTGCGGCGACCCGTTCCAAGGAACAGCTCAAGCACTTCCCCCAGAACGGACTTGAGCCCCTGCCTGGCTCTCGGTGCGATGCCTTCGATGAACTCAGCGAACTCTTCCCCGTTCTCGGCAAGGATGCGCTCTGCGGCGCTTGCATTCCGGTCGTAGACCCGAGCGCGCACCCGGTTGCCCTCTCGCAGTACGGGCAGCTCGTTGATGACCCCATCACCCAGCAGCTCCACCGCTTTGGTGAGTCCTGCAGGTACCCGAGAGGCCTGCGTCACCAGGCCATCTACCGCTGAGCCGATGGCCTCGGTGAGCCTGCCACGGGCCGCCAGGTTCTTCTTGGTGCCCTCTTCCACTGCCACCTTGAGGAGCGCCTTCTGGTAGTCCGGCGCAAAGTGCTTGGATGCGAGGTTCGTACCCCTGACCCCAACGACACCCTGAACACCATCATCGTAGAGGCTGACATCCACGCCGCGCAAAGTGTCCACAGTGGGACCTATCAGGGCGTCTTTGCCGTTCGCGCTCGGTATCAGTTTCTTCTCAAGGGCAATCTTGAACAGGCGCTTGCCTGCGTTCTCGTCGCCGTAGATGGCGCCCATGGTCTTTTCCCATGCCTCGGTTGCGCCGATGGGGCTGGGAGAAGATGCCAGCTCTTCCGCAAACAGACCGTCAACCGCATCATCTGCGTTGCCCAGCTCCCTGCTGCGTATGGTCAGGCGCTTGCCGAGGCGCTGCAGCTCGGTTGTGGCTGCCCCTCGGATGGCCTGGCGGGCCTGCACTACCGCAGCAGTCTCAGACTGCAGGGGCAGGGCGCGCAGCCGGAAGACTGCCCGAGCCCTGCGCATAGCTGGAGAGTCCAAGCCTTGAGACTTGAGCAGTCGCTTGGTGAGGTTGCTGTCTGTGGTGCGGAACCACGTCTGCAGGCTTGTGAGGTCTCGCGCAAGGCGCGCCTGCTTTGGTGCCTGACTCACTGCATGGGCATCCTCGAGCACAATCGTGGCCTGTCTGCGCAGGCCTGTGGGCACGCTGCCCCAGTCATCGAAGCGCGCCACCTGCTGCCCGAGGTCTCCGGGGAGTCTGTGGGCCACATCCTTGGGGCTGCCGCTGAAGACTTCGCGCCGAAACCTGCCCAGGCTGGCGCGCATGCTGTTGGCGTGCACCCGAGGGACGCCCACGTTCGAGGTAATCATCACCACATCATCGGGGATGTTCTGCACCAGGGCGCGCCCAAAGACAGCAGCCCGGTCCCCCAGGTAGGGCGCCACATCCCTCATGATGGCCTGGGGTGTGGAGCTCGTAGGCCTGATGGCTGCCTTGGCTCGTGCTGCGTCTGCCTTGTCCAGCGCTGCCCCATCAAGAACCTGCTCAGCCACGCGGCGCACTACGCGCCCCTCTGAGAGCTTGCCAGGGGTGACTGCTGCCGCCACATCGGCCACAGGGTTGGCAAGGCTCAGCGCTGCCGCCTGGGCCTGCTTTGCCAGCCTGCTCGACGGCTTGCCCTGCTCGATGGCCTGCGCTGCCCGTATGGCGGACCGGCCTGCAAGGTTGACCGCTGCCTTGGTGGCCTTGTCTGCCTTGGTGAGCTTCGCCAAACCCTTGGCGCCCTTGGCTGCTGTGCCCGGTCCGGCTGGTACGAACAGCTCCAACAGGCTGCCCCCGAAGTAGGCGGCATCTGGGTTCCCCCAGACCTCGGCATACCAGTCCCGCAGCGCAGGGGTATCGATGAACTCGTCGCCCATGGTCCGGCCTGTTGCCACGTTCTGCGACACGCGCCGCTGTGTGGCGTCAAGCCATCCCGAGAAGTCCTCTCTCGGGTCGGGTACTCGCACCTGGCGGACTGTGCGCCTGCCTTCCGGGTCAAAGGTGGTCAGCTTTGCCGTCTGGCTGGTGGTCGCCACACCGGGCAGCGGTACAGCGAGCTGAGGCACGGACTTGATGAGGCGCTCAAGCTGCTGCCCTGCCTCTTCATCCAGGCCGCTAACGATGGCTCGGATGGGCTTGCTGATGGGCTGCAGCGGGTAGACCACCTCGGGCAGGCCGATAGCCCTGCGTCCTTGAGCGATGGCAAGCCCGAAATCATCCGGGTCCACGGGGATGCCGTTCTTGTCCACCTCGTAGCCGAGGCCACGGAAGTATCCCTCTCCAGCGAGCGCAGACACCCAGCCGAGGGTTGAACGCAGGCTTGCCCCGAGCTCAGTCTCAAAGACGCCAGTCTGCTCGCCCGGACGGGTGAGGATGCCACCGAGGGCAGCCCCTGCGTACTCGAAGGCGCTAACGTCTTCGCCTGCTGCCACCTTACGGTCAATCTCGGCCTGCTCAGCCCTCACCCGCTCGCTGATGACTCGGGCAGACTCAGCCCCAAGGATAGGCTGCATGGCAAAGGCCTCGGCAGTCTCCTCGTCTGCAGTCGGTGGCCGAAGACGCCCGTCCTCGCCTACGATGCTGCGCTCGGTCAGAATTTCACCCTGCTGAGTCACTGCAGGAATCTCCTGAGTCACAATGCGAGTGGGGCGCAGGGTAGGGATGCCACCCTCGGCCACTCGCTGGGGTTCTGTCCTGCCCGGTTGCAGCACCTGGCTGCGCTGCCGCTCTTGCTGCCGTTCTGCGCGAGCCTCTACGCGCTGCCGCTCGGCCGAGAACTCACCGGCCGGGATGTTGCCACCCCTTGGCGCCATCTCCTGCGAGACCTGCTCCTCAACGGCTGCAGCTTGGGCGGCCTCCAGCTCAGCAAGTGGCGCTATCTCCGGGATGGGCGTCTGCTCGGCTCGCATAGGGCGCACAGGCAAAGCATCGGCCTGTCTGCGTGCAAGCTCGCGCCGTGCAAGCTCTCGCCGTGCAAGCTCAACGCGGGCCTCTTGAGCGGTTGCCACTATTCACCTGCCAGGGCGCGCAGCTCGTCGTCTGTCATCTCGAAGATGCGCTTCCTTGCAGGCGTAGGCTCGGCCTCTCCTGCAGGCGCGGTAGGCGCCGGCGCTACCTCGGCAACCTCGGCCACAACAGGCGCAGGGGTGGGCAGTGGCAGTGGCTGACCGCCCGAGACTACTGACTGGATGCTCTCGAAGGCTCGGGTGCCCGTAGCTGCCAGGGTGGGTCTGTCTTTGCCCTGCTCGAAAACTGCGAAGCCACTCGGAACGCGCCGATAGGAGAGGCGCGCATCGTTGGGGTCTGTGAAGACCTCGGCCACAACAGGCGCAGGGGTGGGCGCAGGGTCTGGGGCGTCAAGGTCAATGGCTCGGAACTCGTCTGTAGCTGCTGCCGCTGCGCGCTCGTCGCTCTTTGCTTCAAGCGCAGCGTCTCGCTGCTCTCGGGTCTCGGCAAAATCTCGCGGCTGCCGGTCAAGGCGCTGCATGAAGAGGGCCTGCTGGTCAAGCTCCCCCTCCATGGTGTCGGTGATTTTCGCATCAAGGGCGCGCGCTTGCTCCTCCTCGGTGGCTGCCCGCTGCTTGGCTGCCCGTTGGAGCGCGCGCTGGCTGGGTGCTTCGAAGCCTCGAGCGTCGTATTCCTTGGTGGCAAGTGCGAAGGCAAGAGCCTCTTGCAGCTCGTCACCCTTGAGAACCTTGCCGAGCTGCTTCTCCACCTTGGTAATGTCGTAGGGCTTGCCCCGTGCATCAAGCTGACGGATGAGGTCTGCAGCCAAACGCTGGTTACTGTCGACCGCTTCCAGCTCCATGTCTGCGCTGATGACATCGGTGAGAATGTCGTCTGCCCGAATCATGGCGCTGTAGTAGGGGCTCTGCTGGTACTGCAGGTACCGCCCTCCGTTCTTATCCGGGTCAAAGCCTCGGGCGATGAGTTCGCGCTTTGCCCGTTCCCTGCCCGGGTCTGTGTACTGGGCACCTGGTGCCTCGGCTCGGGCTGTCTCCAGCTGCGTCACACGCTGCCGAGACTTGAGGACCTCCTGCTCGAAGTTGGCGCGCTGGTCGTTGCGGTATGCCCGCTTTGCCTTGGCCTCGTCGTAGAGCTTCTTGGCAAACTGGAAGTCTTCCGCGCTCTCAAACTCGTCTTCTGTGATGGCACCGTTCTGTATCGCCACAAGGGCAGCGTCAAAGGCATCGGCCTCGGTGCTAAAGCTGACAGTTTCCGGGGCTGCTGTCGACTCTCGACGCTCGACGATGGCTTGGCCGTCGTAGCCCCCTCGGATGCCTGCCTGCCCTGCGAAAAACGCAGACTCAAGCTGCTGCTGCAGCGCTCGCTCTGCAGCCTTCTCCTCGGGTGTCAGTGCCCGAGCGGCACCGCTGGGGACCCTGCCACGAGCCACACGGGCTGCCCTGGCTTCCACTTCACTGATGACCCCTGCATCGATGGAGCCTGCTTCGAGGATGCGTAGCACCTCGGCAGTCTGCTGGGGTGTGGAGTCTGCCCCAATGAGCTCAAGTGCAAGGCCTTGCGCTGCGCCTTGGTCGTACTGGGTGCCCTCGGTGGCCAGGGCTGTGAGGCGCGCCTTGTCTGCTTCTGTGATGTCCGAGGCCTCTTCTCGTGCGAGCCTGCCCGCTGCAGCTCGTCGACGGCCTGCATCCTCAGAAGCGTACTGTTGCTGTAGCAAAGCCTGAGCGCTGCCGAGGTCTTGGGGGCGTACCCGGAAGACCTCCTGCAGGTTGGTCAGGTTCTGGTTCTCAGCCACGAGCTGGGAGTCCAGCCAGTTGAGGCGGTCCTGCTCAGACTGGATGTCTCGCGTGATGTCCTGATACCGCTGGTACGCTGCCACGGTCCGGGCATACTGCTCTACAAAGTTGGCGCGCTTGCCGGTGAAGCTGGTTGTGGGCATGGCTGGACTCAGAAAGTAAGAGGGACAAAGTCGGAATTGCCGAAGCTGTAATCATTGGCTGGTGTGGTGCCCTGGTACTGCGTCAGCAGGCTTTGGGTGTCTTGCTTGGGTACCTGCGCTGCTGCCATCTCCGTCTGAAAGGCCATGCTGGCGCCCTGCATGCCGATGTCTGCCGCTGCGTCAAAGCTGCCCGCGACAAACGATGCATTGGCAGCCTTGAGCGCTGCCTCTGCTGCTGTGGCCTGCCCCTCAAGTTCTGCAATGCGCCGTTGCTCGTTCGCCCTCTCGGCCTGCGACGCTTCGAGGACTGCGATGCCCTCCTGTCGTGCACCGAGCCTGAGCGCTTCCTGCTCGGCCTGAGCCTGTAGGAAAATCTGGCGACCGGATACCGCCTGGGGTTGGGCTGCCTGCTGTTGTAGCTGCATGTTCTGCAGGTCTCGGGTGGCTGCATCCTGCGCAACGTCGAACTGGCGCCGAATCTTCCCCTCTTCGCCGCTTGTGAGGCCGAGCTCACCGCGTGCCTGGCGCGCCTTGAGGCGTGCGAGTTCTGCCTCTTGCGCTGGGGTCAGGCGCATGGCCTTGGCTGCTCGGCGGTTGCCGATGCCCTTGGCGACTGCAGAGCCGACGCTGGCGACTCCTGCCCCGATGAGGAGCGCTGTGGTGACGGGTTCCATGGACTACCTCAGAGATAGAAGGTTTCGACGGCTACACCCCAGTTGACCACAGCAACGCGGTCAATCTGAGAGTGCGAGGCAAGGCCAAAGGTGAAGCGCCCGTTGGGGGCAGTGTGCAGGAGGACGCCATCCCGTGACTGGTAGGCCCCTGCTGCAGGGTAGGGCACTGCTGCCCCGATGGGCTGGGTGACCTTCCAGCCTGTGCCCTGCTGGTTGAGGCCTTCCTGAGCGTGTGACCGATACTGGGAGAAAGCAGAGTCGACCGTACCGACGTAGGGCGCAACCCAGACCTGACGCACCTCTTTGGCTTCCTGCCCTGCCCCTGTGCTTTCATCAGGCCCGCATTCCAGCTCGAACCAGAAGTGAAAGACAGCAGTACAGGCGCGCCTACAGTCGAGCGTGATGGCAGTGCCTGGGATGGATTCGAAGGCCTGCGAGTCTGAGCGACCGCCCCCCGTCAGGTACTTGGTGCAGAAGGTCAGGCGCACCAGGCCCGAATCGTTGCCACCCTGGTGGCCAGTGACCCCATGCTGCACCCCTGAGAATGGCTCGTAGCTGGGGGGCTGGATGTGGCGGGTGTCAATCCACTGCGCTGCCTGCACGTCACCTGCGACAACCCCACCATGCAGGTACACCCGCAAGGCTTCAAAGTTGCCCTCAAGGTTGGCCGAGGTCACAACGGTGCCATCAGAGAAGGTCGTAGGCGGGCTGAAGCTCATTTGACCCTCTGCTTGAGCACTGCGAGGTTGCCCCCATTGTATGACAGGCTCGCACCGTTGCTGTAGCCGGTATCATGTACGAGGTAGTTTGCTGTGCCTACGCTGTGCGGGTGCATGATGCCCTTGATGACTACGCGCAGTCCGTAGATGGTTGTGGCTCCTGCAGGTGTGTAGAACCAGGCCCCGGAGATTCCGCGCCATCGCTGGGTGCTTTGGATGCTGGCATTGGGTAGAGTCAGGTTGCTGGGGGCATTGGCATAGCGCAAGTCTGCAGGAACGACGCAGGTAGCTTGGGTGTCTGCGAGTGCTGCGCCTCGCTTGCTGCCGATGACCGTGCTGAAGTCGGATTGACCCGAGACAGGGACATAGGCCGCCCGTGCTGCGCTGGTGATGTCCCACTCCAGGTACAGCACCCAGCAGGCGCCCCAGGTGCTGGTTTTCTGCGTGCCCAGACTACCATCAGGCAGCGTATAGAACCCAAGGCTGGTGGCGCTGTCCCAGTTGCTGCCAGGGTTGGCGAATACAGAGAGGTCCCAGTACGCGCGCAGCAGCTCGTCAGTGGCAACGGTCAGGCCTGCCCCGAAGCTCATCTCTGAGACTGTACCTGAGCCGTTCTCGACTGGACTGGCTGCAGCAGGCATGGAGGTCATGCCGTTCACAGTCACAAAGCTGCTGTGCTTCCAGTTGTTCAAGCCGATGCCCTGCGTCTGCGCATGGGTCAACATGAAGCCGGTGGCGAACTGGGGCAGGTCGTGGGCCGCGTCCCTGTGGTTGAACTGGTTCAGGTCCGTCTGGGTGTAGGCTGTGAACCGGTCGTTGAGACTGGCAGCGTTGAGGTCATCCCCAGGGCTCACCGGGTCTGTGGTAATCCTGCTCATACCCATCTCCCGATTGCGAGGTAGCGCATGCTGTAGAGGTGGGCTTGTGGGATGCGCTCGCTGCCCGAAGTGGGCGCGATGCTGTTGAACAGCGCGTCATCTTGAGAGGGTCCCTCAATCTTCCACTGGAAGCGCAGGGCAACGTCACCCTGCGGCACGAGTGACGAGCCGATGACCCGGAAGGCCTCATGATAGGCCGGTCCGCGCTTCTCTGCGATGGTCACCCCGTTGGCTGTGATGCGCAGGTTGAGGTACCTCGGAGTCTTTGGGAAGGGCTGGTTAGCCCCGAACGCAAAGCCCCCCATGATGTAGGCATTGCCTGCCCACTCAATGTGCAGGTGCCCACCCTTCCAGCCGGTCAGGGTCTCGGCTGCACCTGAGTTACAGTTCTGCCAGCCTCCTGGGTAGACCTGAAATGTGGCAGCGTTCCAAGCATTGGTGGGCACGTTGGTGCTGTCGACCACCGTGTTCTGCTGACCGCCTGTGGGAAACTCCGCGTCTTTGTACACCCGCATCAGGGCGTAATCCTTCAGCCGGTTGGTGGTCACATAGGCATCAGGCAGCTGGTCCCGGTCGAGTGTGGTGATGCTGCTCTGCTGTGCGCGCAGCTCGTCATTGAGCGCACCAGGGGAAACGCTGGCCCCTGTGGTCGCGTCTCGCTGTGTCCACTTCTTCATGCCCGCCGCCCCATGACCACCTTGGTGCCCTTGGTGGTGAATTCGTACTCGTGGCCCACGAGGATGATGTCTGCTGTGGTCTCCAGCTCGAAGCAGAACCAAGAGGCAGACATGTGCGCCACACTGTACCGCAGGGGCACCAGGCGTTCCTTGATGTAGGTGCTTTGGCCCAGGATGGTCTTGTCCAGTGTGGGCAGTACAGCCGCGTCAGGAGGCTGCGCCAAGTAGGTGCGCTCAAGCACGGGCACGAGGTCAAAGTCTTTGAGATGCCGCATTGTGATGGTGGCATCACCTGTGGTCATCACCCAGATGGTGACGTAGGCCACCTGCGTCTGCAGCTGCGGGTCTCCGGCTGCCCACCAGGCTGAGCGGTAGGTGCTCTTGGGTGGCGGGTCGTCAACCATGGCGTTCTCTACGACAACTGACCCCATGGCGCGCTTGCCCGAGAGGACAAAGATGCCACGTTCCGAGGTGGCGTTCCCTGACTCGTTGCCGGTGTGGTGTCCGAACAGCACGGTACCGTCTGCCCGAGTAGCGAGCGCTCCCACAGGAAAGCCTCTGCGCATGCTCCACGGGCTCAGGCGCCTGGTGTCCATCAATGACAGCCGGTCAACGTGCAGCACTAAGCCCCGGTTGCAGCGGTCCTGTCCGTTGGCTGGGAAGTAGAGGTGATACTCTCGAAGCTTTGCCGAGAAGATGGCCACAGCCTTGGGCAGGCAGTCTGGGGTCAGGCGCTCAATGACCTCATCCTGCCCAATGGTCAGGTTGATGGCGTCCTGAATGGCGCCACCCTCCAAGCCACCGGTCAGGGCATAGACCCCATCGGTAGCCAGGAAGACGACCCCAAGACCTGGGACGGCTTGGATGGTGTGGGGACTCAGACAGGTGATGCTGTTGCTGATGGTCGTGACTTGGAAGCCCGTGGCATAGGTGCCCGTCACCACATCGATGCCACGTTCCCGGAAGACCAAGAGCGTGGTGTAGTTGCTGAAGAGGCCTGTGATGGCGCCACCCTCGGCACCAAGCTGGATGTAGTCGGCTGCTCCGAACTGCTCAATCAGCCCAGGGGCTGAGAAGTACAGCGAGAAGCCGTCACTGATTCCGCCATCCAACCAGAGGCTGCCCTTGAATAGTGCCGAGAAGCGCGCTCGAGGGGCAGGCAGCGGACCGGTAGCCAGGTCGGGCTTGGGAAAACTGACGTTGGTGGGGCGCTGCGCATCAAAGTACAGGTCTTCCGCATTGTTTCGGACCGTGTCCAACGTGTAGAGGGTGGTGTCACCCACTGCCGCTGTGAAGTCGTCACTCATGTTCTGAGTGCGGTAGATGCGACGGGCTACCGTTCCCTCCGGCCCGATGGGGATGCGCATGCCGACAGCATGGCGCAGGCCTACAGCGTCAGTGGGCAGCCCCCAGGAGGTGGTTGCCAGCTCGCTTGCAGGCCCCTCGCTGCCCGTGTCTGAGATGAAGGAAACCGCGTAGCCAAACAGTGCCTTCTTGTCGCCAGGGTCCCCGCTCGGGTTGCTGCTGAAGCCGAGACCCCAGCGCCCACCGTCTGCGATGGCCGAGGGGTTGACCGGGCACCAGATGGTCAGGGCGCTGCCCACTACTGGTGGGTCGTAGGTAGTGCTAACAGGCTTGGGCATCGGTTCGACGCGCAGCATCTCAGGGGCACCGGGCAAAGACGAGAACCCGAGGGGGCGGATGCAGCGAGCGATAGCGGCAGCCGACTCAGACAAATTTCCCAGGGGCCACGGGTCTACGATTACAGGCCGGTCCACCCCGTTGGTAATGATGGTCCCGTGTGGGGTGTCCGTGAAGCAGGCCCCTGCCTCGGTGGGTGTGGGGATGTGGCGACCGGTAGCGAGGGTGCGCAGGGCGGGTACTGCTGTCGCGTCGTAGTAGAATTGCAGGTTTCCGTCTGCCTCAAATAGGACCGCTTGGCGCGCACCGCCAGCGAGCTGCTGCGCAACATGCAGCGCGTAGACCGGCCCAACATTCTGGAACGGCTCCCAGTTGGTGGAGCCTACCCGGTACCGCTCGTATCCGACCCGAGACGACCACCCGCCCGAGACCCGGTCAAGGGTCCAGTTGTCGAGCTTGCCCGCGTCCTGTGGGTTCTGGGGCAGCCTGGTGCCGAGTCCCCCGGCAAGGGGCGTCTGGTACTGGGAGAGGTTCATGAGAACGTCAGGGGGCCGTAGGGGTTCCGAACAAAGCGGTAGCCAGCTGTGGGCGTACCCTTGACGATTCGGCGCGGTACCTCCTTGAGGTATCGCTGCTCCATGGCTTTGTAGAGGATGTCCTTCTTGCGCATGTAGACCTGACTCAGGGCAGCGTTGTCTACCTTGAGGCTCAGGGCTTCAAGGGTGGCATAGGCCACAACCTGAGCGTATGCAGCAGGCACGAGGGGCACGTCTTGGTCTTCCTGCATCCGGGTGGGTGCGATGACCTGGCGCACGTTGACCTCTTGGTCACCGCTCGGGTGAGGGTACAGCTGCACCGACTGGTAAACCGCTGCCTGATTCCAGCGGTACCGGATGGCGCGAGTCTGGAAGCCTTGGCTGGTGAGCTTGGTGAGGCTCAGGTCAGGCTTGAGGGTAATGCCGCCCGTCGGTGCCACGGTGTCTACCCCTACGTTGAGGGCGTCTTCTGTGTCTGCATGCCGGATGCGCACCGGTGCAAGGATGTTGGCCTCTGGGCAGGTGAAGTAATACCGCCGATACAGCCCCGTTGGGTTGGGGATGGTCTCGGGTGTCATGGTCAGGGTCTGGGTGTCGCTCAGGTTGAACGTGGCAACCTTAGAGAAGGTCGACTCAAACCCGCTGGAAACATCTGGGCGGTAGGTGGG